ACAACAGGAAATCCACATCTCCAAGGATGGCTGCGTTTCATCAAAGACAAAGAAAGATTCACCTCTTTGCGCCTCCCTTCAATGTGGCATGAAGCTATGGGAGGTACTGAAAGACACAATATACTATATTGCAGCAAAGAAAAAGTAGCAGCATCCTACAATGTGGTACTTCGAGAAGCGAAGAAGATGATGGAGCTGGATTTATACCCATGGGAAGAGCTTGCCGTTTCCATACTGGATGGGCCTATCGATAACCGCAGCATTTATTGGTTCTGGAGTAAGAAAGGCGACATGGGAAAAACAATGTTCTGCAAATGGTACAACGAACGCCACAATGACACAATCATTGTTGAAGGAAAGGGCGACAATATCAAGAATGCTGTAATGACATACCATAAGAAGCATAAATGTCGCCCTCGTGTTATTTTCTGGGACCTACCTAGGCGAGACAAGGAATATATGAACTATGGTGCCCTCGAAAAGATGAAGAACATGTATTTCTACTCTGGCAAATATGAAGGTGGACAAATTAATGAACCACCTGGCCACGTGATGGTTTTCGCGAATTCTCCACCTGATCATCATCAACTAAGTCTCGACAGATGGAAAGAATATGAGATTCGCGATAAAGAGGCAATCCTACAGACAAATGAGTTTCTCGATAGTGATTGAAGTCATCCGCTCACGCCCTAATGGCCCCAGGGGGCCGTAGGGCTCCGCGGGGGCCCCAGGATATCAATACTAGCTTGTGTTGTGTATGTTTTTTTTCCGCGAATTTTTTTTTCCGCGAATTTTGAGGCTGAGATTTTTTTTCCTATCTAAGAGAGCCCTTTCTATATATATAAAAACAATGGCTTACCGAAAAAGATCGCGAAGCAAATCGCGAATGGGCGCGCGAAGGAGGCGAAGGTATTCGCGAATTAACAGGCGAAGATTATCGCGAAGGAAATCGCGAGGTGCCCTAACAAGAATTGCACGAGGACCACCTGTTGCAGACAGACAAATTGTCCATCTAAAGTACAAACAATGGAATACTATAACATCACTTACAGCAACAGAAGTAACACTCTGGCGAGCTCAAACAAGTCTATTCGAACCTTTTGTAGGATCTGTCAGTCAACCACTCTGGTATGACCAACTGTGCAGCGCAACGGGTCTGTGGCTTCAGTATCGCGTTATGGGATTTTCTTGGAAATGCCGCTTTAACGCTACTCACAATGTGGGAACTGCTGATCCAGGAACATATATTGGCCCATGGATGGTGACCGTGGTAAACAATCCAACCCTAATAACTCTCACTGGTCGCGAAAGAGCTGAACAACGAGGAGTAAAGGTTGGACATGGTTCTGGTGCACTCAATGATGGAAAGAACACTGTCACCCTACGAGGCTATTGCGATCTGGCCAAAACCCTGGGCATTACAAAAGGACAAGCAATTGATGAAGACTACTGTGCAGCCTGGAATGCAAACCCAGCAGTGTTGGCATATACAACAGCTGTATTCACACAGCAACAGCCTAACTTCCTACCAGGGCTGCAGATAAATGTGCACTATGACTTAGAAATGACCTTCCACGCCGTCCTCTTCAACAAGCGACGCCCTCTTCAGTCCTAGAGATCTAACCAGTTTTTTTTATATAAGAAAGAGCATCATCCAAAAAATAGTGCCAAGAGTGCTTTACAGTGCCGAACTGGGGGTAATATAGTTCCCCAGTTCGTCACTGTTTTATAATGAATAGTGTTAATAGTGCCAATGTAACGCTGGATTCTGAGAAGCCAGCCAAGAAGCAAAAAACAAAAAATCAAGAAGACAAAGTTCAAGAATATCCAGCAAAGTATTGGGTCTTCACGTGGTTCAATTATCCTGATGACTGGGAAGACTACTTCATTGAAAGACAAGATCGAGTCGATAAATACTATGTCGGTTACGAAATTGCCCCTACAACAGGAAATCCACATCTCCAAGGATGGCTGCGTTTCATCAAAGACAAAGAAAGATTCACCTCTTTGCGCCTCCCTTCAATGTGGCATGAAGCTATG